GCGAAGGTATTGCCGGTGTCATCAACATTGAGGTTGGTGCTGAGAGCCGGAGCGTAGTCAAGCACGCCAGCCATCGAAAGAGCCGAAGCGACATCCGATGAGCAGACGATGAAGTTACCCTTGCCTCGGCGAGTCTCCTTGGCAATCTGGTTGCACTCACGCTCGATCTGGAAGAGCAAGCCCTTGAACTTCTCAACGCTCCAACGACCGTTGGAGTCAACATTGAGGTCAAACACGCCGGTCGTCTGAGTCGTGCCGCTCTTGCAGCCCAACTTAGCGTTGTTGTAGATCACGCGAACGACTTCGCGGTTGATCTCGGCGAGGATTTCGCTCGACAGGATGTTAGCCAACTCGGTCTCGGCATCGAGTCCGTGAATAGCCTTGAGATCCTGAGCGAGTTCCATCGTGTACTCAGCCTTGAGGGCGCGAGTACGAGCCTCAACAGATGTCTTCTCAATGCTGAATGCCATCTGCGGGAACGGATTGGAAGCAGCATCACCAAGAGCCTCACCCTGAAGCGTGGTCTTGGCACGGGTGCCGAGAACGCCACTTGGGGTTCCGAGACCGTTGACCGGATCAACACCGGCAACATCAAACGGATCAGTGCTATAAACACCCTGCGCCGTAGTACCGGTGCTGCCCGAGCCGCCGAACGAAGTGTCGGCTTCCTGATACAGAGCCTCCGGACCGACCTGATTGATGTAACGCGAACGCATCGCGAAGATAAGTCCGGTCGGACCGCTCATCGGCTGAACGCCGCAGATGTCGTAAGCAATGAGATTCGGCATCGCGCGACGAACGAGCGAGATGAGGATCGGATCCCAGCGAGCGACATTTCCACCACCCTCGGTTCCAGCACCGGCAAGGTTGTTGCCGAACATGGTCGGGGCTGCTTCCTTGAGATACTGCTCCTGATTTTCGAGGAGCATGGTCGTGACTGCACGACGGTAGCCGTCCTTGATCTCCGGTAGGTCGGGATGCTCAAGGATGGGTTGCCACTTCTTCTGAAGGGCTTCTGAAATAGTGAGTTCCATTGTAGGGATTCTCCTTTGGGTTTTGTTTAAGAACGAACTTTGTTATTTAGCATTTAGCAAACTCAACGCTTGCTGAGTCTGCTAAGTGTGTTTGCGTAAACCTGCATTGACTCGCTGAGATTGAGCGACGGCTGGTTAGCCGGAGCCTCATCAAGACTTTCCTCTGCGGTTGCGGCTGACTCCTCGGTGAGAACCTGAGTCTTGCCGTTTCCGAAGTAGGACTCCTTGATGACTCCCAACTTGTTGCGAACATCCTCATCCTCGCCATCAAGGGCAACGCCCTCGGCAAGAGTGCGGAACTTTTCCTTCTGCGTGAGGGTGAGGTCTTCCGACAACTCACCAAGAATCTGGCTCTTGCGGAAGTTCTTGACTTCAGCAGTGAGTTCCACATTCTTGCTGATTTCCTCGTTGAGCGATTCCTTCAACTTCTCGACGGTGTTTGCCATCTCGTCGGCAATGTCAACCTTGGACTCGGGAACCATGATGTCGTGCTCAAGGAAGAGGTTGCGTAGACCGCTCATGAACTCCTCGGCGATCTCGGTGCGAATGCCTCTCTCGACGGCAATCTTGTTCTCTTCCATCCACTCCTCAACGACATACGAAAGGTATGAATCCAACTGCTCGGTGAGAGCCGTCTTGGTCTCCTCAATCGAGGTGATGAGACGATTGTTGTATTCCTCCTCAAGTTCTGCCTTGATGGCATCAACACGCTCGGTGAGAGCGGCTTCAAAGATCGTGGAAGCCTTGGTCTTGAAGTCCTCGCTGAGTTCTTCGCCATTGAAAAGTGCATCCATGTGGACATCAATCTCCTCACGCATGCCCTTCTTCGCCTTGACATTGGCGTTCAACTTGGCAGCGGAGTTGCCACCGGCAAGACCGGTATCAACCGGACCCGGAATGACCGCTCCCTTGCCCGTGCCGTCCTTGTAAAGACCGGCAAACTTGCCCGAACCAGCCCCGGTTGCGGCGGCATTTGCAGTCGCCTTTGAAACTTTGGTCGGCTCTTCTTCCTCTTCCTCTTCAGCGACACCCTTCTTGGCAGAAACATTCTTCATCTGAATGCCCTTGCCATTTCCGTGGGTTTCCTGAATGCTTGAATCGGTGTCGGAGTCGGTTTCTTCCTCGTCCAGAATCACCTCTTCGATGTCTTCTTCGTTGTAATCCATAGGTATCTCCTTGGTAATCGGTATTTATACTGAACGAATGCTGGTCACAGACTCCGAATGAATTTATTAAATGCCTTGACCATCTGCTCTTCCAGTTTCCTGGATGATGTTCTCTTGATTTGTGCCTTGATCTCGTCAATCTCTCTCGCGACCAGTGCGCCATTTTCGTAGACCCACTCTCTTCCTTCCATCACGCCACGCACGAAAGCCTCGGGGGCGGAGGGGTCTGCTACGATATCTGCGGCTGTTGAAATACGGAAATCGTCCTTCACATAGTTCGCACCGTTCTTTTCCTCAAGCGATCCGACACCACGGGAAGACACGCCCAACTTGGCACCCTCATCCATGAGGTTCTTTACGATCTTGCCGTAGGGGGTCTCCATGATCTTCGCCTTGCCGTAGAAATTCTTGCCATCCGGCTTGATGTCGGTAATCATGTGGGAGACTCGCTCAAGGTTGATGGTCGGACCCTCGGGGTGTCCCAACTCACCAAAAGCACGCTTCTGCTCCACGAATTCCTTGCGATACTGCTCCACCTTGTCCTTGAGCATCTTGAACTCATAGATGCGACCATTGCGGTTCTTGATGTCGCCCTGAAGGAAGGTTCCCTCGATGAAGTAACTCTTCTGACCGTTCTTGTCCTCGGTCAGGATTTCAATTTCTTCGTTTACCTCGCAGATCAGTTTCATCGGGTTCTCCTGTGTTCTTTCTTATTTAGCCTTTTTATCAACCCAACTGCGACTGTGTTGCATTGGATTGACCGATGACAAATTCAACCACCGCGGTCGCATTGTTCACAGTTATTGCAGCAGTTGCACCAGCAGTCATTGACCGGAGGGTAAACCTTTCAAAATTCAAATCAGCACTGGCACTTACGGGATGTCTGAAAATAACCTCGCCGCTTTGCTCGATAGTGCATTGACCGGTGGTCACGACCTTTGAAATGCAAGCGGAACCGGCTGTTATTCCCGAAACTTTTGATTGCTCCACTTGCTCTGAATTGGTCATGTTGTAAAAAGCACTAGCCGTCAATCCGACCGTAAATGTCGTGCTACTCGGGGCATCCGCCACATACACGATTCTCTTGTTGGTCTTTACGATTTGCTTGATGGGCATCAGACACTCTCCTCTTCGTTGTTCTTTGAAAACTCAACCGCCTTCTCGAAAGATTGTTTATCTTGCGAGGCAAGGATGAGGAAAGCGGTCCTGTTGCTCTCATCCAACCTATCGTGCATCTTGGACAATGACTTGGCATAGGTTCGGGTCATTTGCCCTATTGAACCGTCAATGAAGGTGATACGCTTCAAGTTCTTGTCCGTCAGGCACTCCACTATGGACTCAAGCATCTTGTCGGCAACCATGTTCAGTTTCCTTTCCTCAATCATTTCCATGATGACCCTGACGATTGACTCGTCGTTGGTTTCAACCAACGCGATATTGCCCTCCACGGAAACGGAAACATTCTCGCCGAGAGACGAGAAGTCCGAGGCAAAGTCACTTGCCTTCTCTTCCGTGCCGAACTTGATGCTGAACTTTCTCAATCAATGTCTTCCTTCACCGCTTTTCCCGTCATTGCGTGCTGGCGAGCAGCCTTTTCGGTCTTGTAGATGGCGACTACCTTGCCGCTCTTGTCCAAGACCGCCTTGCCTTTTGGGTGATGGAGATTGGTTCGGAGACCGCTATCGTTTGCGACAAGTTTGACCTTCTGTCTCGGCTTGAACATAGCCTCGTCAACGGTCTCGGTCTCCTCCTTGACCCCAGCCCCACCCTTCCAGTTGGACTTGACATACTGGAAGAACTTCTTCTTCTCGGCATCGTTCATCTTGTCGGGCGAACTCTTGCCGAACTTGGAGAGAGCGGACTTGAAGAATGCACGATACTTCTTCTGGTCGGGAGACAACTCCGCTTCCGGAAGGGTGAACTTGCCGTCCTTCATGACCACCGATTGCTCAATTGAATTCTGCATTCCAAGGAGTTTGCCCTCGGATTGCATGGTAATCATCTTCTTCTTCGCTTCACGCATCATGCGATACTTCTCAATGCGCTTCATTGCTTCCTTGAAAGAACTAGTACGAGCATCAAGATTGACCTTTTCAGCGATATCTGTATCCTCTTTCACGGATTTCATGTGTGCATCTTTTGCTGCTCTATATGCCATCAGGGCCTTTTGTGCCTTTGGTGAGTTACGACCACCGCGGTCTGCCAATACAGATTTTTTTGCGGTTTTCAGCACTTTGCTGATTGAACTATCGTTCGCCTCTCCGATACCATCACCGGCGACTTCGGTCTCCTCAAACATGTCATACATGTCTGGCCACCAGTCAAGAATCAAGTCAACCATTTCCTTTTCGTTTCGCACCATCTTACCTGCGGGCTTCACCTTGTGCTTCTTCAATGCGGCAGCGACGGCATTGCGATTCTTTGACTTTGCCGCAGAGAGCAGTTCCTTGTGTGATGCCTTCGGTAGACTCTCAAAGAAATCCATGATGGCATCCTTGACTGCACCCTCGTCAAGTTCAACGGACTCTTTCATCCCGTCAAGCCGCTTCAGCAAGTCATTGAGGCTCTTGTAATGCTTCTTCTCGCCCTTGACCTTGAACACCGTAGTGGAACCCTTGCCAGGATCAAGACCCACGCGATAGACCATGTAGGTCTTGCCGTTCTTAGCCTTATATGACTGGCTCTCGGCATTGTATCCTTCCTTGCTATTAGGCTCGGACTTCCACTTCATGGGATTCAACTTGGATTCTTGGACTGGCTCTTGTTCCATGTTCGTATTCCTTACTTCTTCTTTGGTGGTGCTTTCCCGCCGGGAGGAGGAGGCACAGCCTTCCCCAAATTCTCGGCTTGCTTTCTCTTGAGTTCCGCATCTGCAATCTCGTTCGGCTTGCCTGCATCCGCCGGAGCCGGGACAGGAGCAACACCGGTCTTCTTGTCGTTCATGATCTGCTGAGTCATGATGACGGCGAGTTCCGGATCCTTACGGGCATCCTTGACCATCTGATCAACATATTCCCTTGTGGCTGACATTGCAGCCTTCGGTCCGGGGAAGAATTCCCATCTTCTTCCATTGATGTAGACGCGCACAGGCTTTCCGAGACCAGTGCCGACCTGCTTGATGGTGATTTCCTGATTCTTGTAGGTTTCGCTACGAATGAAGAATTCTTTGTCTATAGCCGGATCAAGGGACGCATCGTCACGGACGCTGCCCGCCGCCGTCGGAACAATACGCAATTCGGATGTCTTTATTTTCGGCAACTTCATCGGACCCGGAACGGGTTCCTTTTTCGGCATGTCATCAGTTGATACGACTCCGGGTGTCATCGGATTTTTCTTCAGGGGATTCTCCGAGGGAGGGGCACTCGGCGAAACCGGAATGTCCTCGTTCATCTCGTCCTGATAATCTGCCAGCAATTGCGAGGAAAGGGTTTTCTTCAACCCCTCCAGTTTAGTGTGAATACGGTTTGCAAGTTCCTTCATAATCATCTTGCGGAAAAGCGAAGCCTCTTTCTTTAGAAGGGCTTCAATCACCGAATTGACTGATTGATTGTTTAGGTCTTGCATGAAATCTCCGTTATCCTCCGCCACTCATGTCAATCATTCCTGCATTCCGTTCCTTCTCTATCTGACGGTTCATTGCGGAAATCTCATCTTCGGTGAAATTCAGGACATTCTTCTGCACCCACAAGTGAGAATAGTACTTACCTATGTATTGTTTAATGTTACCCAACTCCTCAAGTTGTCTTGCACGAATCTCCGTATTCTTTAGTTCCGTGAAAACATTGTCCTTGAGGAAGTCAAAATAGACTTGCTCGCGAATGTCCGGCCATTCTTCCGGAGCAATAATCTTCTTGAGGATCAACTGCTTCTTGAGAAGATCGTAGAACAGTTCCGAGAATTTAGTCCTCAGTCTGTGCACGAATTTACTGAATCTGACCTCGTCGCGAGTGATTTCCGTGGATCGTCCAAGCATGAATTGCTTGTCCTGATCAAGACGGCTCGGTGGGACGGACAATGCCCGGTAGAGTTTTTTCTGGAAGTAAACGATATCGGTCAATTCGCCAAGATTCGCACCGCCGGAAAGGGTGGTGATTTCGGTTCCCTTGGAGCCTTCACGGCGGGGTAGCCAGTAGTCCTCAAGCATGGACATAAACTTCTTGTCGTCGCGAATCTCGCCCGTGCTGGCATCGTAGACAAGCCGGTTGCGATACTTGCCCATGAGATCTTTCACATACTGCTCCGCCTTAGTCTTAGGCAAGTTGCCGACATCTATGTAAAAGATGCGGCGTTCGGGAGCGCGGCTGATGCGGTAAATGACCACGGCATCCTCAAGCATTCGCAACTGGTTGAGGGGCTTGATAGCCTTATGGACAAATCCTACGGTACGCTTGTATCTGGTGTCCATCAATCCTGAAGAACAGAAAGCGATGGCATCTTCGCTGATCTTGATTCCGGATACATTGCCACCGGCTCTCGGGTTGTCCTTGTTGTACAAGTAGAAGTCCTTGTATCCTGCGATTACTTTCGTACCGTTCGGAAGGGTTTCTTTCTTGTACTCACGAATCTTCTGGATGTTCATCGGGTCCACATATCGCAACTCAAGGATGCCCTTCTGTGGATTCTCCTCGTCAATAATGATGTGGAAGAATATCTTCCCGTCCACATACCAGCGACGGAAGATTTCAGAACCCTTGGTTTCAAACTGCATCACACGAATGATGTTCCGGTACTCTTCGTGTATCTTTTCTTTTACGGTATTTGATATCTTCAAGTTATCAAGAAGAATTCTCACGGGGGCTTTCTTCTCACCCATGACAATTGATTCGTTGACTATATCATCAATGGCGATTTCAACCACGGGGTCTTGCGCCATCTCACGATATTTCATCGTCAACTCAAAGTCATTGCGAACAGTGCCGTCTAGGTCAACATACTGTCCGTAAAAACCACCGGCTTCAACAGGAATAGCCCCGTCATCAAATGTCGGTACGACAAATGACTTCAGGGATTCCTGTTTCTTATCCTTCTTGCTTCGTTCTAGGCGAAAGCCAAAGAGTTCCATTATGTAAAGTCCTCATTTTTGATGTTGGAATCAGGTCGTGATGTTCTCAATCTCAAAGTACTGGTAGGCGATGGTGACATCAAAGGTTGATGGCTCCGCCGAACCTGCCATGTCGAGAGTGGTCTCGCTGATTGTGCTTGGCCAACATCCAACCAACTTGTAGGTCACGATTGGCAATCCTTCACGGGTCAACGGGGTAACGGTCCAGTCAGTCATGAACTGAACCATCTCGTTCGGACCGACATTCGTCTTGTTCGTTCCGATGATGTTCATCCACGACTCAAAAGACTTGCGAAGACCATAGGTTCCGTCGTTGTAGCATGTGATGGACCAGTCGGCGAAAGTCCTGTTTCCGGGATACTTGTACTGGCGACCCATGTAAGAAGCGGTATCAATGTTCAATGTGGACGAAGGAACCTTTGATGCCTTGCAAAGGAAGGAAACCTGAGAACTCGGGCTTCCTCCGCCAGCAGCGGCGGCAATGGTGTTGATTGCCCCGGCTACAGCCGCACCTACGCCTGCACCCACGATTCCTGCAACACCCTGAATCGCGCTGGTAGCCGATCCGGGGAAGTTGCCCTGAACGAGGAACAGGTTGTTGCGGGCGATGCCGTTGATGAAACTTGCTCTGAATGCGTCAATGCTGAATGTGGACATTTGCTGAACTCCTTCTTTCTATTTAGAGGGCTTCCTGCATGACGAATCAGGCTCCGACTTCGGTGAACGACACGCCGGTCTTGGTGGCGACGAAGTTCAACTGGATGAAGTTGATGCTGCGATTCGGCTTGATGTAGATGTCTGCAACGAATCGGTTGCTGTCGATGACTTCCGGAGTGTTGTTCTTCTCGTCACAGACGACCTTGTAATCAATGATGCCTCGGCGAGCCTGAACATCACGGAGGAAGGGGTCAATGAGCGAGCGGAACTGTGCTCTGGTGAATGAATCGTTGAACTCAAAGAGGCTGTACTTGGAAGCGGTGGCGATTGCCTTCTCAAGCACGATGAACAGTCTGCGGACATTGATGCGGTCAAACGCCGAGGGCTTCGCTTGAGCGGTCTTGTCTCCGAAGAGAATCGTACCTTCGCCGGGGAAAGTGACCACGGGATTGATATTCTTCTGGTAGAGTTCGTCGCGGAAAGCCTGACGGGGATTGAAAGCCAACTTGACCACGCCACGGACCTGACCGCGATTGTACCCAGCCGGAGAAAACCACGGGTCAAAGTTCACATCGGTGCGGGCACAGAGACCGGCGATGTCACCACACAGCGGCACCCAACGATAGGTGTCGTTGTAGATGTCATACTGGTACTTGTAGCCGCTGTCGATGACCACATAGGACGACGAGCCAATATTGTTTCTGTAGGCAATCGCACGGTCCTTCTTAACCTGTTCGGTTTCAAGAGGATACTTGTTCGGAACCGAAAGGAAGGCAACGCAGTCCTTTCTCTTGTCCGCAATATCCTTGAGTTCCAAACCAACGGTGTCCGTAAGAGTTGCAGAAGCCTCTGTTGAGTGTTCCGGTCCACCGATGAGAAGATTGACATCAACCAACTCGGGGTCTCCGAACAGGTGATATCCCTCTGGGTCTGCATCAGCATCCTGGCGGAAACCAACTGCCTTGTAGCCAGCAGCAGTAGTTGGTTTGGGAGCGTCTGCTCCACCCGAGAAGTTGTAGACCATGACACCGAAAGAGGTGTTTGCTGTAATCCCGTCAAATGTCTCAGTATCACCAGTCAAAGAACCGGCGGGTCTGGCACTGAAAGCACCGGTCGCACCATAAGTCGCACCGGAGAAAATGTCAGCATAAAGAACTGTGTTGGTTGCAAAGATGTACTTGGACTGTGCATTGATTACATCACGGTAATTGACCGACGAGCCATTGCCGCCGATGATGTTTTCAATGAACGAGAGCGAATCAAACTTCTCAAGGAGAGTACCCGGAGTTCCGGTGAAAAGACCCTTGGCATCAACCACGACAGCGTGGAATTCATCATTTCCGCTGCTGCCAATCAATCCGTCGATGACACTTGATGTATTTGGAGCACCATTGAACTGGTCCTCGTAAGTCCAAGTATCAAAGTTGACACCGTCTGCCGTGTATCCTCCGTTTTGTGCCGTGAGAGATACTGGATATGAACCGCAAATCTGCACCTGAAGGCTGTTGCCCAAGGCACCGGGATGGCGAGCGGCAAATCCGCCCATCGTGGTTGCAATGTTTACCAGAGTATCGCCAGCCCCGCTTGCAACTTTGGCGACATCGTAATAATCATCATTCTCAATCAAGGCACCGAAAGTGGAACCAGCACCGGTGAAACCAAGGGGATTGGCATTTCTCATTCCGGCAACCTTGGCACGCACAACCTGAAGGTTGTTGCCGTACCCGAGGAAGTTGGCCGCCGGGAACCACCACTCGTAGACATCATTGTCGGGGGTTCCGAACAGGGCGACGAGATTGTTTTCCGAGTCAACGAGGACTCTCTTGTTGCACGGACCCCACTTGAAGAGTCCCACGATGCCTGCATTCGTCGTAGCGACTGCGGGAACGATTGTTGTCAGGTCTTTTTCGGTGACATTTACGCCGGGTGAAAGTTGGAACGCCATTTCAATCTCCTTGAATGGATAGTGATACGCAGGTTATTTATCGTTTGCCATTTTCAGAGTATTTCATCTGCGTCCGACATCCACGACCTATCTTTTTTACTGGTCTTTTTCTTTTCTTGCTCTTCGGCAAGCATTCTGGCTGCTTCTTCCATCTCTTCATCGGCATCGGATGATACAAACCCGAAAGGAGTCAACTCCTCCTCCAGTTTCCTCAACTTTTCCTCAAAAACCTTCCTTCTTACATCCAAACTAACCATTTCACGGAAGAAACTCTGCGTCGTAAGCCAACAGAACATGACTAGTGTCGCTACGAGGTCATCATGATAGCCCTCGCTGGCTTCGTATGAGTTTCCCTTTGAGATGTAAGTGCTCAATTCGGCGACGAGATCAAAGTCGTTCAGGATGATCTTGTCCGACTCAATCATCTCCTTGAGGGTCGCACAGCCTATTCTCTTGACCTGTGTGCTCATCTTGATGCCGCTGTACAGTCTCTGACCGCCAAACCCCGTAGCGACTCTCTGACCCTTGTGACCCTTTACGGTGATGTCAATGATGTTTTCGTATTCCAGATCATCATAGAGAATATCCGCTACCTGTTGTCCGGAGTCATTGATTTCTATCAAAACATATGCTTCGTTGTACTTGTTCAGCAGATTCCATATCAAATTCGGGAAAACGGGAACCGGAATTGTATTATTTCGGTATGTGGCTACAACCTTATACGGCATTGAGGTGACATCAACGACCGTTATGGCACTATAATCTAATCCTACCGCACGGCTGGTATCCACACAAGCCACATAAAGATTTCCAGGTATTGGATTTTCATAGATGGACAGTCCTTCCTCATTTTCTTGTACAGGTGTGGCAAAAACCAGTGTGGCTATCTTTGATGCCTTGATGAGCGTTTCCTGTGACCCCAAGAACTGACATTCATATTCGGCGATCCATTGACGCTCGGAAGTATTCCGGATTGTCGTTTCCTTGAACTTATCGTCCCGACCGGGAACCTGCCACCAGAATGCTTCTATGGGAACGAACTCGGATTTCTTGTTCTTTGCATTCATCCACATCTTGTAGAACATGTTCAGCCCGTTCGGGGTAGACACGATCACCGTCTTGGATGTCTGACCGGAGGTGATGGTAGGATATACCGACGAAAAGAACTCTTCCGCTATCTGGTCAGGAACGAAGGCAAACTCGTCAAGAAGCAGGAAGTTGTAGGACGAGCCACGGACGGCACTGGAGGAGGTTGACGAGCAGACGATGCTGGACCCGTTCTCTAACTGGACGCTGGTCTTGTTCCACTCCACGATGCCCTGCTGGAGCCACTTGGGAAGGTTTTCATAGGCGACCTTGAGGCGGTCCATGATGCCTGTAGCCGTCTTCAACTTGTTCGCCAGGATGGCGGCACGGTAATTCTGCGTGAAAAGGACAAGGTGCAGGATGCACGCCAACATGATGGTGGTCTTGCCGCTCTGGCGGGGAATCTTGCAGATGGTGAAACGATTGTCGTAAACCGATCGCATCATTTCCTTCTGGAAGTCATACAACTTGATCTGGACAAGACCCTCGTCCACCGTGACGATCTTCATGTAGTTTTCGGCGAAGTAAATCGGATCCTCGGAGCACTTGATGTATTCCTCCAATTGCTCCTTCGTGAACTGGATTGATACATTGCTCCCCTTGAGGAGAGGATTGCCCAAATAAGTATTGTGATCAGCCATTCGTTTCCTCGCCCTGTGCGTCAATCACCTCGCCGCTGTCAAGGGCTTTCCTCTGCTTCTTCAACAACTTCTGCAACTCCGCCGTGCTGCCGACATAGATGGAGTTGTTGGTCACATTCGTGGTGTTGTTCTTGACTTCTTCCTTCTTGATGTCCTTCATGCGGCGATGCAGGTCCATCAACTTGGTGTTCGCCTCCAGCGAGGACTGGATGAGTTGGGCTACCACCTCATATGCACGGGGCTGCTGGCTGTCCTGCGCCAACTCAATGATGCCCTCAATCGCC